TTACGGTGCGCCGGCTGGTTTACTTCTTAGCCAGGAGCCGGCTTTGATTGTGCAAGTGCCACCCGTTTGTTTTTGCGCCTGAAGCTTGACGGTAGGCGATCCGGACGCCGTAGTGGCCCAGCCCTGAAGTTCGACGACTGCAAAACCGGCGGAAGTGGTGTTGAATATCCCGGCGCTTAGGTTCCCGAACACGCTGCCGCCGGTTGCTTGAGCAGTTCCGGTGCTGCTTCCATACGCGATGAAAACTCCATTCGTCGAGCTTGCGCTGACCAAACTAAATTTGCACCCGGCCGTGTCGCCGGCGTTGGTAATATACAAAGCCGCCTCAACCTGATACAGGGTCGTTGCCGACAGTGTGCCAGTAACAAATCCGGTGACGTCCACGGTTCCGGTGCCGCTGGTGGTGAAGTCGCTGGTGAGATAAACGTAGGTCCAACCATCAGTGGTTTTAAGAGTGCCGGAAGAAAATGTAAGGCCCGCACCTATAGTCGCGGCTGTGTCGGTGCTTCCGGCCCCGGCGCCGTTTCGCAAGCCTGTTACGCTTGCTGGGAACCGAGTGTCATTGCCAAGCGAGACAGTTGTAGAGGTTGAGCCGGTGGGAACTTGCCCAATCGGGAGCGTGCCGGAGGTTATGTTAGCGGCGTTTGTGGTGTCGATGGTCGCGCTCGCCGCGAGCCCGCTAACCGCTCCGCTGGCGATTGCGATACTCGTGCTGCCCGCTGCGCTCAATCGGCCCTGCCTGTCCACGGTAAAAGTCGCGACATGGCTCGCGTCGCCATAAGAGCCAACCGTTACCCCGGTATCCACGAGCGCCCGGTCGAACGTGCGCCAGCGTGAGCTCGTTCCGTCGTAACGAAGCACGACGGCTTTGTTTGGCCCGACCGCAACGTCCGCGCCGTTCAGGAATCGATTCGCGGCAGTACTCGAGGCGTTCTGCTCTTTGAATACCAGGAGATTCGTCGTTCCGATGTTGACGACTTCGATGATCCTTCCGTCCGCGCCGCCAGCCAGGCCGGTGATGTTCCTGTCTGCCGCGCCGCCGTCGATCCGCAAGCTCGTAGCGGTCGCGAGGCTTGCAGGGCTGTAATCGTTTTGATTGCTCGAAAGCGCAGTGGGTGTCAAGGTCCCGGCGAACGACCAATCTTGTGAAGCGCCGTGCGTCACCGTTGCGAATGAGCCGGCTCCGCTTCCCGTGGTATTGCCGGTGAGCGTGATTGTTTGGTCGCCGGTATTCGGTCCGCTTACACTCGCGTCGCCAGTGAACGTCAGAGTTCTCGATGCGTCGCCAGTGATAATGTTAAGAGTCCGCGCTGCCGAGAGTGTTTCGTTAGGTTTGATTGTGAGCGCATTTGCGCTGCCGCCTTTAACCGCGAGGCCGGTCTGATTGAGCAGAACCGAAGTAATGTCGATGTTTGCGCCAGCGGCCGCGCGAGTCGTGTCCGTAGGATGAACGTGATCGCCGCGAGCGTATCGCAGCGACGTGCCAGGCGCGGCTGTGCCGTCGATAACTGGATTAGCCGAGGCCGCTTGTCCGTCCACGAATGCTGTGGTCGCCACTTGCGTGGTGTTCGTGTCCACTGCGGCCGTTGGCGCGGCGGGAACACCGGTGAAGGTGGGCGATGCGAGCGGGGCAAACACCGTAGAATTGAAAGCGTTGTTGCCGAGGGTCCCGCCGGTGCCGATGTCCAATGCCGAGCCATCCGTGCCGCTAAACGTGAGCGTATTAGTCAGCGTGAATATTTTGCTCGTTGTTCCACCCGCTAGTGAAAAGCCGGTCGTAAGCGCAGTGCCAGTCAGTCCGGATGCGATGCCGTTGCCGGCGCCGTCACCTTTAATCAGTTGCGAAGTCGTGCCGATTGTCGCGCCGCCACTGCTGGTCACGACCGCCCCATTAATTTTAAGCTGGCCGGTCGCGTAATTGACCGGGCCGGTATTATGGACGTCGCCGTTTGGGGCGATCCTGACGTCGGCGAGCTGGGCAAATCCAGAGGTCAGAAGGCAGATGTCAGAGATCAGAAGAAGAAGGAAACGTTTGATGTTCATTTTTTCGGTTTTATAGGCCGCTGATGCGGACCCATATTTTTTCGTTGGTGGCGGCGGCGTAATCGTCTGGCCTGACGATCCCGGCATCGACATCTTCGGCGGTAGTGCCGGCGATGAGGAGCCATTCGCTGAGTGAGCGCGCGCCGGAGATGGTGCGAACGACGCGGCGGATCGCGGTCTCGACGGAAATATCGATAGTCGGGAGGGCGTCGAGGTCGCCGGCCGCGCCGCCCGTGAGCGCGGTAAACGGCACGCCCATGGCGCCGAGAAAGCGCGCGTCGGACTGGGCGCGAGTGTAATAGAGAGGGTCGTTGACAGGCGGAGTGCCGGTCGCGCGCAGGCCGTAATCGTGAAGTTTGACGGTGGTTTCGCCGAGGGGAACGGTCTCGGCTGGAACGTCGGTAGTAATTGCGAAGAGGATCAGATGCAGCGGCGTATCGATGTTCGCTTCGCTGAGATTGGTGTCGGCGCCGGTGAGAATAATTTTGAAATGACAATCGTCTTCGGCGCCGCCGTCCCACAATATCTGGGTCAGGGCGAGATTGAGATCGGCCGCGGCGAGCGTTTTCGTGATGTCGGGCGTGCCGTCGATGAAAATTTTGTCGGCCTTGGAAATATTGAGGGTGACGCTGTCGACGTTTGAGAGATCGGCGAGAACGCCGTTATCGAACACCGCGACCTCGAGCTGAGCGTCGCCGCCGAGCGGGAGAAGCGGACTGGCGCTGGTGATGAGATCGCGCAGCGCATCGGTTTTGCGGATATCGCAAGCGAGGCGGATCCGGCGGCGTTTTATGAGGGGCGCTGGCATCTTTTATTTTTTAACCGCGGATTTCACGGATGAAACACGGATAAAGAGATTTGGAACTGGCCTCTGACTTCTGATTTCTGACTTCTGATTTCCGTCTTCATATAAGAGTGGGTGGCAACAGGATGGGTTTACCGCCGACGATTGTGTAATTATGAAAAGTGGTCGCGCCGAGCTGCTGGACCAGCTCGTGGGTGGGGACTTTGCCGTTCGGGATGTAACGGACGCCGCCCGCCAGCGTGACTTTTACGATGCCGGCTGAGGGCAGGTTGTCGTCGAGATCGAGGATGAACAATTCGGCGGCGTCGATCGAGGCGTGGGTCCGTTTGACCTGGAACGTCATATCGAGCCGTCGGCAAACCCGGTCGAACGTGGCCGGGTTGACCTGTCCGATCGGGATCACCACGTCGATGGTGCGATCGATTTTGAAGTGGAGCGTGCTGACTGAGACGCCGCCGGCCAGGGTGCCGTTACAGATCGAATAAGTGTCGATCGAGACGAGCATTTCATGGTGAAAGGTGAAAGGTGAAATTAGAAAGTAGAAAAATTTCCACTTTAGCCTTTCTCCTTTCTCCTTTCTTTACACCGGGATCGAGAACGCCCACGCCGGATCGGCTACGCCAGACGTGAACGTGGATGCGTTGATGAACATTGTTTCGCCGGGTTGGAGCACTCCGGTTTTATAGAGCCGCTCCGTGTCGGTGGCGTCGCAGTTTTTGAGCGTGGCGATAAGAAGATCTGATGTGATCACCAGGTCTTCCCCAGCGCCGCCGATGACGTCGCCGGGCAAAAGCGCGGTCGTATCCTGGAGGCGAATAAGCGCGTCGATCTCGGAAGCCTTGAGATTCGCGGGCTTGAACTTGGCGGTCGCCGCGAAGTTATCTGCGTCAACCACCTGATCGATGATGCCGAAGTTGTCGACATCAATATCTTTGGTCCCGAAAGTGTTCTCGATCGTGAATCCTTCCTGAGCCAGGATCGCGTCATAGGGCGCGGCCCGGCTGCCGAGCGCGGCGGTGTAACGCGCCATCCGGACCGTGTTCGGGTCGAAGGTGGTATCGGTGAACGCGGCGTTGACGGCCGAATACCAGGCAGCGGCGGCGACCATATTGAAATCGCTCGCCATCAAACAGGAGAAAGTCATTTCGCCCGAGTAAAGCTGGCCGCGCGTGGCGGAGAGCAGTCCGGTGGGACTTTTTTTGATCGCGCCGCGTTTCCAAGTGATCTTGTTCAGGTCGGTGCCGTCGAACGGGTGTCGCGCCCAGATGACGAGCGGCACATCGGTGCTGCCGAAGATCGATTTGCCGTGATCGTTGCGCGAGTATGGAAGGAAGACGGCGTTGATAAGATCGATGTCGATCGCGCCGACCGGTTTCCCGGAAAATTCGACCACGAAATTCTTGGCAACCTTGGCGACCTCGCCGAAGTCGTCGACAGTAATGCCGACGGTGTTGCGTTTGATGGAACCTTTCAGGCCATCCTGGAAGTAGTAGCTGAGGCCGCCGAACTGGATGATGGCGGGACCGGTTATGCGAAGTGGGACACTCATGATGTTTTAGTTTGGGGTTGTTGGTTTTTTTGACAGAATTAACAAAATTTATTGAATAGGCATGGAACTACGCGTAGCGCCGTGACTACAGGTGATTTCTGACATCTGATCTCTGACTTCCGATCTCTGGCTCATAGTGGGGTGATGTCGGCTGAAGCGACGTCGCTGGCGTGAAAGCCAGTGGCATATGCAATGGCGCGAAGCGAGAGCGGCGGTTCGACCGCGAAAGGCGCGTCGTAAAGAATGGCCTGATCGTTGCCGGGCCATGGATAACTGCCATCGATCGTGTAGTAGATCGACGCGCCGTCAGTGGCGCTTGTTAGGGCAACGCCGGATTCGTCCTGCGCGATCGTTGGCATCGCGGCTTTGATGACCGGAGTGAGACCGCCTTTTTGCCGGAGCGAAACATCGTAGGCGATCTGACCTTTCTTGAGCAGCGCCTCGACCGGCTCGATGGCGCGCCTGGCCGAGTAGAGGATGTCGAACGGACCGGGCCTGAAATCGTTCAGCTCGGCGAGCACGTTATCGGCAATGTCTTCGGCGCTTTTGCCGCTCCCGTTGGTGCCCATATTCACCATCGGATTTTCGATGGATCGAAGGATGATGATCCGTTCGCCGTAAGGACCGGGCATTTCCGGCTCGGGAACATCGAACGCCGGCATGAGCACGCGCACCACCGCGCCGGCTTTGCCGTTCTTTTTATTCAGGCCAGCAAGAACGTTGTCGATGCGGGTCTCGATCAGGATCGCGGCGTCGGCAGACCGCGGCCTATCGTGAATGACTTCGACGTCGGAAAAATAATCGGCAGCGGAAACGCGGCCGAAACAATCGAGCTGAAGTTGTTCGCCGGGAGACAGGAGCGCAGCCATTTACGCCGCGAAGCTAGAAGGTCGACGCTTGAAGGGCTAACGCTCCACGCGCTCTGCGCGCTCTACGCGCGGGAAAAAGCGTGGCACAGCCGTCTCGGCTGTGTTGAAGCCCACAGGCAAAGATGCCTGTGCTACTACAGCGGGAAAAAAGAGTGGCATAGCCGTCCCGGCTGTGTTGTTGAAGCCCACCCCGCTTAGCGGGGTGCTACTAGAGCGTTTCGAGCTCGATGCCGATCTGCTCGGTGAACTCGCCGATGTGATCTTCGATGCCATGTCGAAGCGGGGCGCGCGCCGGGATGCGCAGGTGTCGAACGTGCGCGCGGACAGTTTCCTTTTTCTTCACAGTTTTCTTTTTGCCTTTGACGGGCGCGCGGCCGAAACGGAGCTCTGAAACTTTTCTCGAAAATGATTTAACCTGGACATCGCCTTCGAACCCGAATTCGTGAACGCCGAAATATTCGATATTGCTTCCCATACTGGCGCTGACTTCGACTAATTTTCCACCGACAGCGACAGATTGGGCTTTAGTCCAGCGGAGCGAATCCCATAGTCGATGAGTTCGTATTCCGAGACGGTGCTCGGCTACAGGGAACGGACCTTGCCCTCGGAAACGCTCGCTGAGGGTTTTGCCGAGTACGATCGCAGAGCCTTTGTCCATGCCGCGCTTGATGGCTTCGCCGAGCTCGGGCTTAAAGCTTTGCAGCTTCGCAATAATGGCGCGCGATGCCTGTGGAATATCGATTTTGATCTCGAGGCTCATGATTTTTTTAACCGCGGATTACGCGGATGGAAACGGATGAAAAATAAAGGCAAAACAAAGGCATTGTTTTTTTGCTGCCATCTTATCTTTCCCTAATCCGCGTAATCCGCGGTCATCTTTTCTTTTCACGAGTAACGAATAAACGGGTCGAGCAATTCTTTCACGTGCTGGATTAGAGAGGCGCCGGTCGCGATATCGAGACGGTCGGTGCCTGTGCTTTGCTCGGCTGTCGCGCCGCCCCTGAAAAGTTTTACCGCTTCGATCTCGTGCTGGACCTGCAAATGCCAGGCATGGACGAGATCGTCCGGGGCCGCAGTTGAGCCCAGCGGTTGAGAACCGGAATTGTCTTCGGTGTAATCGGCCCAGAAGCCGCCGGTGTAAGTGATCCGGACCCGAGTCGTCCACGAACCGAAGATGCTTCCGAACTCGGCAATGCCGGAAATTTTATTGAGCGTGAATATGGTGTTGGCCGGCATCGCAGCCCAGCCGCTTTGTTCATCGACCTTGAGCTCGACGAGCGAGAATGATTCGACCGGGAACCGCGGGAGAGAGAGATAAGTGCAATTCGCGGCGCGCTCGAACGTGTCGTTGACGATGCGTTCGAAGAGGCGGTTGCAATGGCGCTGCATGGAAGTTGCAACGCCTTTGCCGATCGCGGCGATCGCGTTGTCCCAATCGGTGTTGTTCATCGATGGCGGGAGCACGGCGGCTTTGAGGCTGGCGAGGTTTCCGAGGAGCAGATTCATGAAGATTTTTTGACAGAATGAACCGAATTCCCAGAATGGGATTTGGGCGGCGGATTTTGTGGCACAGGCATCTTGCCTGTGTTGGAAGAAACAGGCGGGATCCCGCTTAGCGGGATGCCACGGCGAGTCCTCGGCATGCCGGTCTTGATCTGGCGATCTGCGACTTTATTTTTTTCGATCATCTCAAGGCTGCGTCCCGCAATCGCGGGACGCAGAGTTTGAAACAACTGAACTTCTTTACTTGGCAGGCTCTTGCTCGGGAGCAGGGCTGGTTGAGCCGCCTTCTTTCTTTTCCAGCTTAGCCGCTTCGGTCCTGGTCATTTCTTCCACTTTCCCGGAGGGGTGCGTGTAATAGACCAGGTCGTCATCAGCGAGCTGCTCTGATTTTGATTTAGTCATAGGATTACGAAGCTGCGGTTTGGAGGCCGCCGACTGCGCCATTGGCCATGAGACCGATCGTGAGACGCTCCAGCGCGCGGATGAGAATCTCGTCCGTGGCGAAACCCGCCTCAAGAGACGTTGCGAAGCGCACGCCGCCGCGGATCCCGAGATATTGGAAGCTCGGATCACCGAAGAGGACGAACACTTTACTCACGTTTGCCGATGCGGAATAGACCGGCAGCGTGTTGATCCAGCGGATCGGCCAGCCGTCCAGGGTTGGACCGGTCGTAAGGGGCATCGAGACGCTGGCTCCTGCGAGCTGTGCGTTTGGATTGTAAGGCCGATCGCCAGCGGTGTTGAACGTGCTGAGCAACTGTTCGAACGTCGGGTGCAAATAATATGCACTCGCTTCCAACGCTGCTTCATCTGGCACCGCGCGGATCGCGCGGAGATTCGCCAACGTCGCGTCGCTGTAATGCGTCTTGGTCGACGCCATTTGCACGACTTTCGAATTGTCGATCGTCGAGCCGGTCAAGCCTTTGACTGCACCGTTCGCGCCGGAATCGGCGCCAGTGGATGCCCAGAAGTTGACGTCTTCCACTTTCGCGATGTTACGTGCTGCATAACGAGCGATGAATTGCCCCATCGGCACGATGGAATCTTCATCGATCTCGCTCGGCAACCGGACCAAGCCGCCGAATTTCTCGGCGTTGAAGGTGACGAACGCGATCTGCGGCGACACCTCGGTGACGGTCCCGCTCATGGCGATCAAGCCGAAAGCGGTATCGGTGGTCAGCTTTGGCAACTTAACGCTGCCGGCGCCGAGCGGGAACACGGTCCCGTAACGGCGCGCTGTGCCGAATCGACTGACGAGCTCGACCAATTCGGGTGAATATTCCACCGGGAGCGGAATATCCGAAGTGGTGAGCGCCGCGCGCCATTCTGCGCCGAGTATTTCTTTGACCTGGTTTTCGACCAGCTCGGCGTTGCGGCCGCTTAGCTGACCTGTTTTCAAGGCGATCGCGAACGCGATCGAGCCCAAATGACGGGCACAATCGACGCTCACTTCGCCCGGACGACCAGGCTGATTGAACCGGGCCTTCATCGGGATCTGCGATTTCTGGAAGACAAGCAGTTTCGCGGCGAAATCGTCGTAGGCTTCTTTCAGGACCTTGATCTCGGTGTCCTGTGCTTTTTGAAGCGCCTGGAACTTTTTCGCGGAAGCGAGGACCGCTTTTTCGAACTCGTCTTTGGGTTCGTATTCTGTGTCTTCTTTGTCGTCTTCACCTTCTTTTTTTTCTTCCTTCACTGCCGTAATGGCGCCGAGCATCGGCAAGCTGGCGATCGTGAGGATCGAGCTGAAGTCGAACGCATGAGCGAAAGACGGCAAATGATGAACGTCGATAAATCCGGCGCACGTGGCGACGGCCGTTACTGCGAGGAGCGCGAACGCGCCCCACTTCACGACACTGCGATGTCTCGCGCAGCGGCGTTTAGAATTTTGGAACTTCAACATAATTTTATTTTGGTTTTGTAACTGCGTTTAATTCCGCCAGGAAAGCGCTGCGTTGGCGCTGCATTGCTTCTTCATCATCAGCGCCGTTGTCGGATGAAGTCGCTGTGGGCTTTGCTTTCTCGCGGAAAGTGTTGTGGCACAGCCGTCCCGGCTGTGTTTTTTTGAGATCACAGGCAAGATGCCTGTGCCACTCGAGTTTGATGAAGACGCGCTGCGCAGGAGTGGCCTCCTCGTATGCGGCCGCGCTCTCGTGCAGGAATTGCAGGCCGTCATCGTCGAACCCGAGTTTTTCGAGCGTCTCGTCTGTCACAGCTCCGTCGATGTGGGCCTTGGCCAGCGCGTTCGGGTTCGCGCCGAGGATGCACGCGCTCAGCTCGATCTGTTCCTGCTCGAGATAAATTGCTCTGAGCGTGGCGGCGTCCGCAGGCGACACGCCTGCCGCTATAACGGCATTATTGAAAGCTTGGGGGTCGCTATCCCATTTCGTGGCCGTCTTCTTCGGGAAAAAGCCAACGCTCACGGCTTTCAAGTAGCCGCCGGCAGTGAGCGAAAAGCCGAGCTTCGCGAGCTCGGAATTTGAATCGACCGCCCATTGGACGCGCTCGACCAGTTGTTTCCCGTCAACTTTGAAGTCGGTCACTTTGCCTAACAAGTTGCCGATGGTGTTGTAATCGTGGCTATCGACAAAGGGCGCGTTCTTTTTGAAATGGGTAAACCGCCAGCCATCGGCACGGATGATTTCGCGATAGGAATCGAGCGTTTCGTCGGACGCGACGTAATCGACAATGCCTTTGGCTTTATCGATGATGCGGACTTCGGGGTGGATGGTTCTGATTAATTTATTCATGATTGTCGTGGCACAGCCGTCTCGGCTGTGTTTTTGTAGGTCACAGGCAAGATGCCTGTGTCACTTTTACTTATCGACCAGCAGCTCATGCGCTGGCTCCTTTTGAAGCCACCGCGATGCTTACGCAGTGGCAGTTGATGACGTTGCCGGCGCTGCCTCTTGGATCGCCGGGATGCATTAAGTTTTCGCCGCCGACCACGAACGGCTCATCCACGGCGACGGTTTGATTCTCGGCGAGGCGGTGGAACGGGCGGACATTGGGCAGTCCGCTGGTGAGCCATTGTTTGTAGGCAACGCCGGCTTCTTTCATCGCTTCCTGGCGCGCGACGCCGTAAACGGACGATGTTTCGGTGCTGGCCATACGCATGGCATCGCCTTTGCCGATGTCGTTGAATTCGCTCTTGATGCGATCGGCCAGCTTCGACATCGATTCGCCTTCGCGCAGACCTTCCTCGAGCTGCGTTTTGATCCGATCGTAAACTTCGTCGCTCACATTCGAGAGACGATTCTCCCGGCTATGCAGATATTCAATAGCAGCCGGCGGCGGCATGGTGAACGGATCGTCTTGTTCGAAGCCGATCTCGTTCCAAAGTTCCTGGCCGGCGGTGTCGAGTCCTGCATTCGCGACATTGCGCATCGAAGCGAGGATGCCTTGCTTGAATGCGTTGAGATTAAAAAGGAAATCGGAAGCAGCAGCCCTTTGATTTGCGGCTGAGACAGCCGCCTCTACACCGCCTGACTTCTCGCCCTTGGCGATCTTTGAGAGCGTTTCGCGGCGGGCAATCATCAGTTGAGCGGTGAACTTCGACATGAACGCTTTGATCAGCGGTTTGCGCTGGGCGAGATGGGAGTTGGCGAGAGCTACGCGACGCGGATCGCGATCGGATTTTTTGACAGAATCAACAGAATGGGCGCGGCAGGCTAAGGCGTGCTCGAGCAATCGCATTGGATCGTTGCGGCGCGCGAAGGTTTCTTCGATCGATGGCTCGCTGACCTCAGACTGCTGATCGCTGACCTCTGAGGGCGCTGTTTCGCCCGGTAACGGCGCCGGCAATCCCGCTTCGCTCGCGGGGCCGACATTGAATGGCAAATAACCAATTTCCCAGCCGGGATATTCGGGAAGGCCGAGCCCGAGGTAATCGTTCGCTTCCCGGACCGGCATGCCTTTGTCCCAAAGTTTGTCGAGCGAATCGAGGCGCTCGCGCCGGACTTGTTGCATGACCGGGTGATCGTCGAAATCGAATTTCGCTCGGACCGGCGCGGTCCGGCCGGTGAAGAAGAGACGCGAGACGGCTTCGATGGCGCCGGAGATTTTGCCGTTGCCGAGCGGGATGCATGTCTCCTGGATTAACAGGTAGCGATCGCTGGCTGACCCGACGGAATAACTGGCAACAATGTCGGCCATGCTCGGCGGGACGCCGAACGCGATAAAAATTTCGTGCCGATTCTGCAAACGCGCGGCGACGAAATCGGCATCGGGCGACGAAACTTTCGGATCTTCGATCGCGACGTCGCCGGAAAGAAAGACCGGACGAAAATCGCCCCGGCGCGCTGCGTTCGCTTTCTCGCGCAAAACCCGCGTGATTTGTTCCTGTTGCTCGTCGGTCGGCACGCCGCCCTTGGCGGTGACGAAGACGCCGCGATCGCCATTGGCGCGATTCACGTTCAATGAAAATTTGCCGGCCAGATAATCGGCTTCGCTGGCCACGCGCGCGGATGCGTATTCGGCCAGGCCGCGGATGTCGTCGTAAGGATTCCAGAATTTGCGGTGGACGACCTGATCTTTCACCAGCGGATGCCGTTGGCCGCCGGCATCGGTGAATATCCAGCCCGTTAATTTGTTGTCGACCATGACCGGCTCCATCCGGTCCGGGCGCGCGACGATCATGGGCGCCCGTCCCGTAGTCGCGGGAGTGAAACGCTGGGTCAGCCACGAATCGTCGAGGATCCAAAAGGCTTCGCCGGAGAGCTTGAGCCAGCCGACTGTGGCCTCGATAAAATCGGCCCGGTCCATCGGTCCGCTCCGATCGATCCCCGGCGCTTCCCAGAACGCGGTCAACGCCGGATCGGTGATTTCAGTTTCTTTCCCGTCCGCGGCGAGCTCATAAAAATCGAGCGGGACGGCCGCGATCGGCTCCGCCACGCGTTTGATCGCGCGCTGGACCCACACGGAATTTTTGAACGGCAAAACGAGCCGGTCGCCATATTGATCATCAAAATTATCGCCGCGCAGAAACGCCGTGACCCACGAGAGCGCGGATTTTTGGACAATCGCTTTGCCGGTCTCGGTGCGCAATGCGGCCCCCGTGATCTTATTAGCGAGTGAGGAAAACATGCTCATACGAGGACAGCAGCGTAATGGGTGGCGGCGGTTTTGCCTGCGTGCTTCGAGAGTGCCTTCGCCCAGAAACGATCGGCATGACCGCCGGGACCTGCGTCGGCCGTAAAACGAATATTGCCTGAGAGCGTCGTTTCCTTTTTTATCGCGCGCAGGTCCGTCCGGATAAGTGGATCGCTCGGGATGCGCTCGGTTCGATCTTCAAAGCCAGACCGGACCGGATAAGCGAGCTCTTCCTTGACGGCGCCAGTGAATGTGACTGGTTCTACCTTGAATTGTCCGAACTTTGTTTGCGCGCGCTCAGCGAATTGGCGGCCTAGCCCGGTGTTATCGATGCAGGCGCGGCGCATCAACGGATGACCGAGAACTTCATAAAGAGATGCTTCCTGTTCGTCGAAAGTTTTGTTTTGCATCTCGATGATGAGACGCGTCCAGTTGGTATCGCCGATTTTCTCGTCGACCCAAATGACGGTGAGGTCGCGCACTCGGCCAACGTCGACGCCCACATAAAGCGGATTCTTCGCGTCCTTAAAAAGATCGAACGTCCCGATCGTCTTGCCTTCACGAACGATCTTAAACTGATTGAGCTGATTCGCGCTGTATTCGCACCTGGCGATGAGATCGTAACTGAGGAATGCGCCGGCGTCGTCGCCTGGCACACACATATATTCCTGGAGAAAACTTTCTTCATCGGCCGCGCGCGATCGCTGATAATTGAAATATTCGGCTTCATCCATCTCGAGCCGTTCGTCGCCTGGACGCAGCTTCGATTGCAGCTTGTAAAGGAAACCCTGATCGAGCGCGTCCTGGAGCGTGACGCGATGATGCGAAAAACGTTTCGGGTTGCCGCGCTCGTTAATTTCGCGGACCAGCTCGTTGAAATAATTCGCTGAGCCGCGATGAGTTGAAATGATCGCCAGCGTGCCGCCCCAGTCGATCGTCGGCCCGGCTACGGTGAAGACTCCGCGCGGATCTTCCCGGAGGGCAAATTCATCGAGAAGAACGTCGCCGCCTTTGCCGGCGAACACATCAGGGTTGCCAGCGACGGAATTGATCTGTGTGCCGTTAGCAAAACGAAGCACGTGACCGGAGCCGCCTTTTTCGTCCAGCACCTGAAGGCCGAGGTCCTGGGCGCCGATGTGCAGGATCTTTGCAAACGTCTTGCAATCGCGAATCACTAGACGCGAAGTGGGCTCGTCCCGCGAGCTGATCCACGAATCGAGATTCCAATCTTCCTGGGCGTGTTTGCTGTCGCGCTCGTAAGCCGTGGCGTAACTGACGCCGATGCGGCGCCCTTTTTCCATCAGCTTCATGATCGAATTGTCCTTGATCCAATTTTGCTGATATCCGAGCATCATCGCGTCGGTGATCGGAAAGATTTTGCATTTGCCGGCAAAACCGGTAGCCACATAGCTCGGCCTCTTCCCGCTGACCTCTGATGACTGATCTCTGACCTCTGATTTTGTCATGACAAAATCTTCGCGGCGGCTTCGATTTGTTTGAGCGCCTCGGCGGAAAGGCCGCCTTTCTTCGTGAGGTCCGTCAACTTCTCCTTCGCTTCGGTCGTTTGCCGTTGTCGCTCTTCTTCTTTGCGCTCCCAATCTTTAATCGCGAGCTCCAGCGCGCGGATTTTTACGTCGCCCTGGCGCAACCGCGCGATCGCGAGTGAATATTTCTTAATGTCGATATCGTTTGGATCTTCGGCCGTGAGCGAATCGAAAATCACTTCGCTCAAAAGCGCGCCGGCCGCGTCGGCCAGTGTGTTGCCGGCGCCGGCCTCTTGCATCCCGCGCACCTGGAGCGCTTTTTCCTGCGCCCGGTTCAAGCGATCTAGGTAGCTCTTAAACGTCGTGTCGCGAAAACTTTTCGCCGACATCAGCGAAATGTTTATGCCGAGCCCGGCCGCCTTTTCGCTGATCGCCTGGAGCGTACGCTTCTTTCCCGGCAGCGCCGCCAGCTCTTTGATGAACCGGTCTAGATCTTCGACGCTCAATTCGCGGGCAATCGTGTTGCGATCGCTCATAGTGGCACAGGCGTCCCGCCTGTGAGCTCCAAACACAGCCTGGAAGGCTGTGCCACGATCTCTTCAAGATTTGCAACACGCGCGCAGCCTACCTGCAGTCCATCGGAACATAGCCTGCCGCTTCGCTTCCTGGATTTGCGCATGTTGATGGCAAAACCGCGAATCGAGCGTTTTACGGGCATTTTCGCGAAAATCGACGCTCCAGAATCGCGCCTATCGCGTTTTCGCGAGGGTGCCCGCTGTCCTGACCCCCGGATTTTTCCGATGTAACGATGTAACTCTTGTAACATTTTTAACCCGCATCCTTCCACCAATCGCCATCGTCGTGGTCGGCTTCGATCTCACGGACCCGTTCCAAGTTCGCGTAGGCGCATTGCTCAGCCAGGCGGGCGCGCGCTTTCCAATACTCGATCTGTTCGAGCAACGTCAGCTCGCGCACGGGATCGGAATTCGGCTCGTAATCTTCGGCCCCTGGAAAAGCATTCATCTCTTTCTTTCCTCATTCCGCAATCATAGCAGTCCTTGCCTCATCAGATACTCGTCGCCGGCCGCGGTCGTTTCCCACCGGCGCAGATCGGGGCGCAATTCTTTGGCCACGGCCGTGATCCAGTTTTTGCTCAGTAGATAACGCAGATGCCGATCCAGTGTGGGTTGATCGATCGCATAAGAATCTTTCTGGAGCGTTCGCAAAATTCGCGCATCCGGCAAACCGAACCGGCCGGCCGCGTGACAGAGCAGCAACATTTTTTCCTGGAGAAGTTCGATGTCTTCAGCCGTCATGTTTAAATTTTTCGCGCAACACGGACTCGATCTTGTCCGCGATGCGATCGCTCATTCTGCCTATCTTCACGTCCACCGAGTCGAGCTGGCGCGTGTGCGTCTTTGTCCGTTCATCAAGCGCGTGCAACAGCTGGTCGCGCGCTTCGCTGGCGAGCTGCATGCTGCTCAAGAATCCCCGGATCGCGTGTATTTCATCGTGCGCGTATTTGCGCGCTTCTTTGATCTGACTTTCAACGTCGCTGTGGCGCCGCTCATATTCGGCCCGATGAACAAACTCCTTTTCCATGGCCACGATCAATGGCTGCGGGTTAATCATGTTCTGCATAACGGGCGCGTTAAGTTGTTTTCGTTTTATCGCGATCCCGAACACGGCGTTCGTCCCGATCGCGACGAACGAGATTGCGCCGATGCCCGCGATGAGCCATTCCGCGCTGGCATTGGAAAGAACCTGGGCGATCGCAGCGAAAAAGATCGACATCATGCAGTTTGTGCCCATTTCCACGTTGCTGAGACCATGATCGGCGGCTCTAGCCCAAGCACTGCGCAGGCGCCGGGGTTGAGATCGATGATCGCCTCGTTCATGTGCCCTTTGATGTCTTTGAGCACGCAAGTGACGCTCCGATCGTTGGCTGCGACCTCGACTAATTTGTGCTTGCCGGCGTCGAGAGTTCCCCATCGCCGAACGATGTCTTCTTTCGTCAGCGCGCAGGCAGGCGACGCGCCGGTCGTGTCATCGCCCCAGCAGCCAATTCCGTTATCGCCTTTTTTGAACGCGGCCTGTTCGGCGTCGTGATCGGACATGCCTTCGGATTTATAGATCGCGAAATATTTTTTGAAGATCACTACGTCCTCCGGATCGGCGAACGAACTCGCTTTGCCGGCGTGAAGGATCTCATCCGGCCTAACGAGCGCGTCGAGCGCGCCCTGACTGACCGGCCCCCAGATGCCGTCCTGTTTGACCCCGAGGATTCCCTGGATCGCTGCGATGCGAGTGTTCATCACGGTCGGATGCCACCGTTTCTCGTGAAATGCCCGAGCGCGTCCGGGCTCGCCCGGATAATCCGGCGATGCTCGTGCATTTTATGCACGAACTGATCGAATTCCTCCGGACTGAAAAGGATGTGCAACTGCAGCCCGCTGTGCTGGTCTTTAATCGCCAATATCTTCAACGGGGTTTTTTCTTCAGTGGCCTTGCCGTCGACGACTTTGTTGGCCTCGCCGTCCATGACGCCGTAACCAATCCCTTGCAGCATGATTCGACCGTTCGTCATTAGTCGTGCGCGCTCCGGAATTTACTAAGATCGACAATGCGCTCCCGGCGCTGTGGCACAGGCATCTTGCCTGCGTTTTTCGCCTGCAGCCGCGTCCAATAATCGGACGGCGCTACCTGCGGCTTGGGTTTTTTCGTTTTCGATTTACGAGTGTTCATAAATCCGTTGAATCCTCATTTCTCGACGCGAGCGAATGGCGAATGGCAGATTGCAGCCCTGGATTGTTCCCGGTCCAGGCCAGGCAGCCTCGGATGTCGTTCTGGATGTCGAAAACCGGATCGAACTTGTGATCGATCAATGTTTGCCAGCGATTATCGTAACCGCGATCGCGCGCTTTTCCGTGCCAGCGATGGAACAAGCTGCCTGGTAAAAATCCGACGTTCCGTTCGATCATGTTCTCGGCGCGTCGTCCCCACGCTTCCAAGGCGCGGCCGTAATTGGTCACCTGTAATTGCTTCGGGAACCCGAACGTCCAATCGCCGCAAAGCGCGCCGGCCATGTGGGTATCGCCACTGCCGGCCACGCAGACGTCGAATAGGCCGCCAAGCTGATCGAGCGCCCAGCGCGTCGCGGCCCAGGCGTAACCGGGATGGTAATAAAATCCGTAGTGATGTTTTTTCGGGTTATTCCATCCGAGAACGCCGTTTTCTTTCCAGCCGGAGACGATGCCGTGTTGAGAGCTGATAACCTCGTTAGCTGGTCCGAGATTATGGCATTTTTGGAATAGCTGGAGCACGTGATGATGCTGGAGTAGTTCGACCGTCTCTTTCACCCAGTTCGAGTTCGCGAAGAACACATCCGCGTCGATCCATGCGAAATAGCGCGCGTCGGGGTTCTTCTCTGCCACGTGCGCGATGAGCAGGTTAAGCAGCCGTTCCTTGTGCCACAGTTCGCTGTAAGTCCGGAACTGGAGGCCGCGATTTTCGTCCGTGATGTCAAAATCGCGATCGCCAAACGCCAGCTCTACTACATGAAATTTCGCGCCGCTCTGACGAACGTAACTCTCAAAATCGCGACACAAGCGCAGACGCGACCGAAACCGGCGCGGATTAAAAAGTGCTGTGATAACATGCAGGTCACGATTCATTGAAACTGCACAACCGCGCTCACCTCGTATCCGACAAGCGCCACTGACACGACGACGAGCGCGACGATGTTCTGTAAGAGGCTATTTCTGCGCGGCAATAGCGGCAGCTTGATAGACATTGTTCACATCGGCTTGCGTGACAGGCGCAGTCGATGAAATCAATGGAGCAATGGCCGTTCCGACTGGCTGTATTCCAGGGGACGCTTTGACTATTGCCGGTGGCACAAGTTTGCCGATGTAGCCTTGCAAAACCGAAGCGAGGGCGTCCAGTCCTGCGCTGGCTAATTTGCCAGCCGTTGGGCCGCCAAAGTTGGTTGCGGCAGCTTCAAGAGCGACTTGGGCAACGGTTTCAGCGTTAGATAATAGAGCTTGTCCTCCGGGCGAGCCCAGGAACGTCTTGGCTGCTGCACACCCCGACATGAATAATGCCGGAATGACCAGGAGCGTGATTATAGTTTTCATGGTTTTTGTTTTCTTCATGGTTGTGGTGTAGAGGCGCCTGTCTCAGGCGCAGTTGTTGTAGAGGTCCCGCTAAGCGGGACAGGGGTTGGGTTGACTGAAAACGGCTCGCCCGCGCTCTGCGCGCCGGCTTCAAAAGCCGTTTCGACTTCCTTGACGGTTGCGCCGATTCGCTCCAGGCGGATGCGATTGAAAATTGCGGCTTTAACGTGGCGCTCGTTTAGATCCGGGCAGACCTGTTTGCAGGTCCAGTAAGTCGCGCCTGCCATGAACGCTTCTTTGTATTGGCGCGAATGTATCGAAACATCGCCATTCGATTGAATGGCTGTAGGGGAAGGTGACAGCTTCCCATCTTGACAGAACAAATTGCCGATGGCCGCCGCCGCGATCGCCAGCGCAACTACTGCAAAAAAAACGCCAAGCTTCCTCATCATGATTTTGTCGCAGGCGTTTGCCCGAAAAGTTTTTCACCCTGTGCAGGTGTAGAGGTCCCGCCAAGCGGGATCTCAGGCGCACCGACAACCTGTTTGGCAAATCTGGCGAGGGCCGCGCGAAACGTCATCGCGCCAGTGCTGCCGATGATGCCCCAGATTTCGGCATCGCTCGGCCACCAATGCCGGCCGATGCCGTACGCGTAGACCACACCGGCAACGCCGACGAGATAAGTCTTCTTTCCGGAAAGGAAAGAGATGACGGCTTGCAGGTTCACGCCGCCAAGCCTGCGGCCACGCGACGGCTGGGGCTAACGCTCCGCGCGCTCTACGCGCTCTACGCGGGCAGAATTTCCTGTAGCCACGCCCCTGCGGGCCGTTTTCAGAGGTCGGAGATCAGATCACCAGGAAAAGAACCGCGGATTACGCGGATTTCACGGCAATCAAAATGCATTTGCAGCACAGTTCGCATCGGCATTCAATGGGCGGCACTGGCGGCGCGTCATCGATCGGGAATCTTTTTCCATCGAGCTTCTTGCAAGCCACGCATTCGTCATCATGGCCGGCGGTCAACCATTCAACATATTTGATTCCGAGTCTGCGAAACTCATCCAGGCGTGGAAAATCCTGGTCCCCAAATTCGAAGTGCGCGAAAGAACGCAACGGTCGCCATTCTCTTGTTCCCGAACGCCGGTAGAATGAGTCGCCTGTGTAACCGTGCCCGACCAACGCTAAAATTCTAAGGGCCTCTTTCAATGTGAAGGGTCCCTCCTGCGGCTCTCGTTGCCGACGCAGCAAATAGCGGGTTACCGACTTCAGCGAAGCGGCCTCAAGAAATCGGCGAGCGGTCCCTCCGTCGTGTGATCGGAGTCGAAACCGAGACCGGTCATGTTTTTCCCCCAGCCGTAAATGCGATCGTATTTCCACCTTGAGCCCTCCCAATGAAAAACCAGGCGCACGGGACAAGGGCCGTACTCTGGGTGGTAACCGGCCGGGCTGTTCGGGTATTCTTTTGAAAAATCAATTACGGCTATAAGCGGTGCGACCAGTGATTCGGTTTTGCGCACGTCGAACCGAACATCGTAAATTGAGTATCTCCGGTATGGATCGTTGGCCGGCACCGAAGGAACGATGCCTTCCGTTGGGAAGCTTGCTACCAGGACTTTGAAAGAAGCTACTGGATCAGGTTCCGGCTCAGCCGCCTGCGCCGTGAATGCCAGCGCCGCGCTCATTATATAGAGGGCGAGCACTTTCATTTCCTCTTGCCTTTCCTGCCTCTTCCATACTTCACCGCGCGCTTTTCGGCGTTGGCGATCGATGCTCTATCGGCGGACTCACTGATTCGCAACGAACCGTTTGGCACGCCTGCTTCCCGATAGAGAATCTCGCGCAACGCGGCCGATTTATTTCCACAGTGCTTACGATCGGCGAGGGCCTGTAATTGGCGATCCAGCGCTTCAGGAAGCGTGATTGTGATCGCGGTTGACTCCTTGCCCCTCACGCCCGCGAAGGTGTCATAGCTGATAAGACAGGGCAACAAAAAAATGAAGAAATGCGAAAAATAGATGTTGACAGACTGTATGATCAAATAATACACATACGGCCATGCCGAGTATTAAGCTCCCGAAGGCCGATACGCCTGTCACGGTGCGAATACCGGTCCGCGTTCAAGAAATCCTGGTCGAAAAAGCCCGACGCGAGGATTTGAATTTCTCCCAACTCGTTCGCCGGGCACTGCGGCGAGAGCTCGTCAAGGCAGGGGCGAAATCATGAAGTGTCGACTCTCACTGGTGTGGGCCGTATTTGTGACACACCGCCAGCAATGCCCCCCAGGATTTCGGTCCAAGCTGAAGCTCGTTATCAATGAGATTTACCCACCGCGTCCGCTCCCGTCCCTTCGCGGTCCAACTTATATCGAAGTTACGCGCGAGCGCGTGGTATTTGAATTTGGAGATCCAGCCGGCCTCCAGCAAGCACTCAAGGACGGGTTCCATATAAGCGACTTCCGGGAATTGGCTGAACTCATCCACGAGTTCAAGAATCGCGACCGGCGATTGCTGGATGCAAGTAAAAACAAAAAGCGCGAACCAGCAGGAGCGAAATGAAGAGGCTGCCTACTTCTCTGACGTTCCTGTCGTTTGTGGATGAGGTTCGGGATCTACATCGGCGGTTGGCCCGAATACTGCGCGATCTTGTAAAATCTCGATCAGCCTCTCGAGGCGATCGAGCCTATGTCGCAGGGTTGAGATTTGGGATTTTAGGTCGCGAAGCTCCTCTACGTCGGCTCGCAACTCGCGCGCGTCTTGCCGCAAAGATTGAAGCAAAACGCGAAAAGCTTTTTCGTTCATCGCGCCAGCGTAAGAAATCCAAACGGGGAGGGAAAGCGTGAACGTGGCGCGCCTCAGTATACGCACGCTGAAGAGCGGTTATCCGCGCCGATGCGCGATCTGCGAGAAAATCCGGTTCTGCTTTCACCAGGACGCAGATTTCGATCATGCTGGTGTCTGCCAGGAATGCAGCGGGTTCGTGATTATCGCTGAGTGCCGCCTGCTCGATGCCGGATTTTTGCAACCGGGAAAAAGCAAAAGAGTCACGACAGAATGAACATAATAAATCCGAATAATTCGCCGGAAACCCATTCGATCGATTTTATTAATTCTGTCAGAAATCTGAACAAACTCATCGTCCGCAAAGAGGGCGACGGTCTCTTCGTCCTGCGCGCGTTTCGCGGCTGGAAAGAGATCGAGTGCGTAAAAGCGTCCAGCGCGCAGATGATCCTCGATTACGTCAACGCCAACTGGCCGATCGGAACGAAAGTTCAATGGATCATCGTAGTGGCACAGCCATCCCTGGCTGTGAACTTCCCTAAACATCCCGCCTTGGCGGGAGAAGCCTGTGCCACATGATCCCGATCGCGCTCATCATCGTGCTCGGGTTCCTGGCTGCGACGGATTTCGTCGCGGGCAAACTGCTCACGGCCGTCTTCGAAGCTTTCACGGCGTTGTTTCTTCTCCTCGCGCTGTTAACCGGATGCGCGCAATGAACCATCGCTGGAAATACACGCGCGGCGTTTGGTTTCTCCTCAAGCTTTGGTGGAATGCCAAAGCGATCTTCCTCTTCCTCTTCCTCTTTGCTTTCGCTGGCTGCGCCACAATCGGCGAACACCGATTGCCTGGTTTCTCTGTCCTTATTCTCTTCATCGTTTTGGCGGCCATCGTGATCGTCGCAGGAATGGCCGGCGGGGACGACGACCGGGACCTATGAAAACCTTTTCCCCGAACGCCCTAACAAACCAGCGGCCAGAAAAGACTATGCCTCACCCACAAGTGCAATCCCGCCACGGCGGGACCGAGACCAAGCGGTTCGGAAAGGCGGTGCCGCCAGGTGCGCAAGTAGGGGAACGAATCTCGCGCGCAGAGTCGATCAGTCGCGAGGCCGATCGGGGTTCCGGTATATACCTTCATAGCTCTGCGCGCGCCTCCTTTTAACGATGTAACGCTTGCAACTTTTTTAACTGTTCTTCATGCCAACCCTCTACTCGCCTCCGAAGCTCGCCCCGCGCACTCAAACGGCGATCGACAACGGCGAGTTCGATTTTCTGTTGCCTTACCGAAAACCTTTCTACCGCGTCGACGAAGTCTCGGAGGCGATCGGCGGGTTCGCCCACAATTTTGTGCGCGCGCTGATCGATGCCGGTAAACTCGAAGCGCATCGTCATGGATCCGGTGAGTTCCGCAAGGTCGCGGCGGTCACGCGTCGGAGCGTACTGCTCTATCTGGCCGAGACCGCAAACTACGATCCGACTTTCCTGGTCATTCGTATTGAAGCGCTCCTGAAAAACCTGAATCGGCCGGCGCTGATCCGGCTGGTCAACACGGCGACGAAACGGCTGAACCAAATCGACTGATGATTTTAGCCACGGATTAACACGGATGAAACACGGATCACAGAGCGAGCCAATCATACATCGCCGCGTCGTGGTGGCAGAGCGCGGATTCGGCCGTTTCACGATCGAGGCCGGCATTGTGTTCCTAAAAAACTTCCGCGATCGCGATGTGATTGAAGTTCCGATAATCGGCTTCGCCTGGCCCGGTTTCCCGCCGCGGTTCCACGTCCTTAACTGATATGGGAAAAGAACTCGCGATCGTTGACGTTAAACAGGACCGCCTGATGGGTGAACAGCTCACGGCGCAATTCGAGCGTGCGACCGGCGGTATGCGCGAAGTTTTGATCTTCGCCGCCATGATGATGAAGCTGCGCGAATCCATCGTGTCCGCACGCGGACACGTTGCCACTGGCGGCGCGGATTCGAAGGATTCCGGCATCAAAGCGTGGATCGCAGAGAACGCCCCGAAAATAAATCGCGCGACCGCATATCGGCTGGAGTCGGTCGGTAAATCGGTCGCTGAAAGATGGACCGGCCTTTCCGATTCGCTCGCGAAAAAAATCACCTTCCCGGCGCTCGTGACCGAGCCGGAACAAAAGCTGGCCAAGATCGATCGGCGGCTGCCGAAAAAGCAAAAGGAACTGTTCGAATACGTCCAGGGCACGTCGCAGCGTTCCTGGCTCGATCAATTTCGCGAGCTGCGCCGCGGCGGGAACATGTATGAGCGCAACGGCACGAAAGGTCAGCGTAAACGCCTGACCAACGCGGAAAAGATCGAGCTGCTGGCTCTCTTCTGCACTAACGCCGCGACCACCCTGAGAACCGCGCTCGATACCAGCACGTTCCGTTTCGCCAGGACCGACGCGGATCTCGAGCTTCTCATCCATCTGGCCGACGATCTGGCCACGCGCGCCCGCGCCTGGCGCAAGCTGACTAAAAAAGAGCGCGAAGAAATCTGCCTCGATGAATTGGCTGAGCATTTCAAACATCTATGAACGAACTCTCACTTCAAACCATTGCAGGCCTGCCAAAAGAAGTGCTCGAAGAAGCCGAAAAATGGCAGGCTATTTTTCTCCCGATCGCGCACGAAAAGGAAAACCGGCTGCAACGTCTGGCCCTGATCGCCAAACAGTACGGCGTGGCCGAGAACACGGCGCGCAAGAAATTTTACCGGTTCAAGCAACTGGGATTCGCCGGGTTGATCGACCGGCGCGCGGGCGGCGTGAAGTTTTGGAACACGACCGAAAAGATGGGGCTGTCGGCGCAGGACCAGGAGTTAGTCAAAACCTACTGCGAAAATAATCAGCGCGGAAACGAGGTCGCGATCCGCGAGCTGCGCCGGCATTGGAAAACCGGCGTCGTCCGGACCGAGACCGCGCTCGACGTGACGACCGGTTACCCACGCGGATGGAGCGAGCGCAATCTCTCGCGCTACTCGCCGAACGAGTTTGAAAAGAAAGCGGCACGGCAGGGGCGCTCAGCGGCGGCGGCGCATCGGCCGCTGGTTTACACGACCCGGAAAGATTTATATGTCGGCCAATTCTATCTCTTTGACGACATCTGGCACGATCACGTTGTCAACCTGCTCGATACCAGGCAGAGCGGACGGCCGCTGGAATTTCACGGGCTCGACCTGTCGAGCGCATACAAGATGTGTTGGGGCATGCGGGTCCGCCGTGAGGTCGATGGCGTAAACGAATCGCTCAAAACGGCCGACTTCCGGTTCCTGCTCGCGGCACATTTATTGACCGACGGTTATCACCCCAAAGGAACGACCATCATCATCGAACACGGCACGACCGCGCTCGATGAAAAGCAGGAGCATCGCCTGGCGATCGCCAGCGGTGGCGCGATCAAAGTAAAACGCGGCGGCATGGAAGGCGCGGCTGCGCACGCCGGCCAATACGCCGGACGTTCCAAGGGCAACTTCCGAATCAAGGCCGCGCTGGAATCGTTAGGCAACCTCATTCATAACGAGTTCGCCGCGTTGCCGGGGCAAACCGGGAAAGATCGCCAACATTCGCCGGAGCCGCTTCACGGTTTGCTGAAAAATAACGATGCGCTGTTATGCGCGCTGACTCAGTTGCCGCAGGAGCGGGCGCAATGGTTGCAATGGCCGGTCTGCACGTTCCAGCAATTCCAGATTATCGCGCACGAAATTTACGCGCGGATCAATGCCCGGACCAATCACAACCTCGAAGGCTGGGACGCGCGTTATGTGCCGAATCGTAATGGCGGACTTCGACGGATGGCGCCTGTCGAATATTGGCAACAAGGCCGGCGCAATTTGCGGCCGATCTCGCCTGAAGCCGCCGCGCTGATCATCGGGACTGACGACGGCGTGGAACGACCGGTCCGCAACGGGATGATCGAACTGCGCGACGGAGAAATCAGCGGCGACGTGCTTCGGTTCGACGCGCACAATCTCCCCGCGCGCGGAAAGTTCTTGACGGTCCTCAATCCGTTCGACACCAACCGGCTCACTTGTTTCGACGCCAGGGGCGCCTACGTCGCCACGCTCGATCGATTGCAGTCGGTCTGCCGGAGCGATGCGGCAGCGCTGCAGTTATCCTGCGGACGCGCAGCCAGGATTGAGGCGGAAATGCTGGAGCCGCTGCGCCGGCGGCACATGCGCGATGCGCGAGAAAAACGCGACAGGCATGTGCACAATGCGCGCCTGTGCGATCGGTCGCGGCCGTTCACCGAAGAAGAACGAATCGCCGATCGGACGCGCAAGGAAAACACCGTCCCGATCGAGGATTTTGTCGATTCGCGAGCGAATTCCGGGCCAGAGTCCTACGGTCGCGAGGCCGTAGGCAGTGCGCATAATCACCGTCCTCTCTCTGGCTCGGAACTCGCGCCTTCCCTTATTCCGCAATCCGCAATCCACAATCCGCAATCGGACGGCGAAGCCGCCCATATCGCCGACCTGGATGATTTTTTATGATCGCGTTCCTCTTGAATCTTTTTTGCCCGGCGTGTGGCAGCGGCAACACGCGCCGCGTCGATTACGTGAAGGTCGAGTGTGTCGACTGCGGTGAAATTTTCCTTGCCCGCGCGGCCTAGAGCTTTATGACCACCACACAATCACAGATCAGAGGTCAGAAGTCTGTAGGGGAAGCTGTTAGCTTCCCAAATAACGGCGCGGCGCTCACCGATTCCGCACTCCGCATTCCTCACTCCGCATTGGCTCACACCGAATTTCCTTCGCCGGAATTTGTCGAGAGCAAATTGGTCGAAACCGGCGCGACACCGGACCAGGTCGATAACGTTCTTTGGCTGCTCGATTTCGCCCAGTCGCAAAAGATCGCCAATTTCACCCAGCTCGGAAAAGAGATCGCGATCAATTCCACGACGATCTCCCGGATTTTTCGCGGTGCTTACGGCGCCGGGCTCGAATCGATCGCGAAACAAATCCGGCATTTCCGGCAGCTCTGGACCGAGCGCCAGGCATGGGGCGACGAAATTTTCGTGCCGGAACTTTCCGTTGTGCGCCGGCTGGCAAAATTCACCGAGCTGGTTCGCGCGGCTGGCCAGATCGGCGTGGTGTGGGGCCCAAACCAAAGCGGCAAATCGAAGGCGCTCGAATACATCGCGAACAACACGCCGATGACCGCGTATGCCGAGCTGCTCGCCGGCGGCGGGTTAAAAGACAGCCTCGAAGTCATCGCGAAAGCGCGCGGCGGAATTCCGACCAGGAAATCGACGAACGAGCTGCGCGGGATGCTGTTGAAACGGTTCAATCGTCTCTGGCTACTGATCGTGGACGAATTTCATCAGACGCTGATTGGTCGCACGCTGAAAACAGTCACGGTCGAGAGCATTCGCAAAATCTACGACAAATCGAAAACGCCTATCCTTATCTGCGGCACCGATGTCGTCGATGAAATGTTCGACGATCCGAAGTTCAAACATTTCCTCGGCCAAATCGCCAACCGCGGCGTGTTGCGGATGCGCATCCCGCCCGCGCCGACCGCGAAGGATGTAGAGCTGCTGATCGCGGCCTACGGCTTCACCCACGCTCCAACCGTCGAAGCGGAGAAGCACATCAAGCGGATCTCGCACGAAAGCGGCATCGGCCGGCTGACCAAATATTTTCAAGTCGCGCGACGCCTGGCGAACAAAGCGCACGAGCGCATCGCCTGGAAACATTTCCTGACCACGCACGACACCCTCGCCAGTTGGGAAAAAGGCGAGTTCGGAAACGGAGAAAAAAAATGAGCCACAGATTTACACAGATTTACACGGATGAAACACGGATGAGTAAATGGATTCAATTTGTTGATCGGGGAATTCCTACCGGGAAGAAGACGCGAATCTGGACCGTGCACCCGTTTGATGGAGTGAATAGTAATCTCGGGGAAGTCCGGTGGTATTCTCCGTGGCGCCAATACGCTTTCTATCCGACCTCTTTGAGTCTCTTCGAAAAGGAGTGCCTTCGTGATATCGCGGATTTCTGCGAGTCGAAAACTCAGGACCATCGCAAATCCGTAATCCGTGAAAATCCGTGTCCATCTGTGGCCAAAAAAATGAACCTATGAACAAACGCATCAAAGCCATCACTGAAATCAAATCGCGCGACGAATTCGAGCGCGTGATCGACAACACCGTCACGATGCAGATCACTAAGGAACGCCTGGAACTGCGCCGCGATCAGAAGATCCTCGCCGTCCGCAAAGACTTCGATGACGACATTTCCGATCTCGCTAAAAAAATGGAAGCGAACGTCCTCCGCGCCGAGAAATACGCCGAGCAGTATCGCGAAGAGCTGTTGCCGAAAAACCGCAAGACAGCAGAATCGACTTTCGCGTTCTTCGGCTTCCGCACCGGCAACCCGACCCTCGTATTACTCAACCGGAAATGGACCTGGTCGAAGGTCATTGACGCGTTCAAGTCCACCACGGCTTCTGCGTTTTGGTGCAGCTATATCATAATTAAGGAAAGCGTTGACAAGGACGGCCTGAAGCAGTTACAGCCCAGTCACCTCGCCGAAGTAGGTCTGCGCGTCGACCAGCGCGAAGTCTTCTTCATCGATCCGAAACGCGACCCAGCCGACCCCCAGCGCCTAGTGGCCGGCTCTCAACCCTCGACTCTCAACTCCCAACTCTCAGAGAGAGCCGCATGACCTTCATGATTCATTACCTGGTGCGCACGGCGGTCGCGCCGCTGCATTTCAATATCACGTCGAGCAGCCCGGTCAGCCGAGCGAGTCTCGATTCGCTTTACGTGGCGCTGGCGCGCGATGCCACTCTCAAAACTGGCCGCGCCATCGCGCCGGATGAAATCGTCGTTGCGAACATCATCCCGATGCCGGACGCGGCCGAACCGAAACAGATCGGAGGCTCATGAACCAAAACCTCTTCGCTGTTTGTATCACCGCGACCACGATCACCTTTGTCGTCTGCGCGAAAGATTTCATGATCGAGTTCGAGCGAGGCGCGCAGGTCCGCAACATCCTCCGGCTACGCGAGGAGCTTCAACCACTTCTTCCAGAGCAGAAGCCATCCATCGAAATCCCGAACGACAACGAAGGCCCTTTCCACCGCTCTCTTCGTCAGCGCGCTGAAAAAGCCCGAACCTTGTAACGCTCATGAGTATCCAAGCCACAAAAAATCGGATTTTTTCTCAATTGACCACCCTCGTCACAGAGGAATGCTGCAGGTGTCACATCCTCTTCGCGATGCCGAAGGACCTGAAAGACCGCGCTCTTAATAATAGGGAGATCAATTTTTATTGTCCGAAGGGTCACTCTCAGATTTACACAAGCGATAAGATCAAAACGCTCGAAGCGCAGCTACAACGCGAGCGGGAAGAAAAGCTGAGAATCGACACCGAGCGCCGCGCGGCCGTCCTGGAGCGCGATCATCATTGGATTGAGCGCAAAAAGCTGCGCACGCGCCATCACAACATGCGGAAGCGGATTCAGTCTGGCGTTTGCCCATGCTGTAATCGCACTTTCGAAAATCTCGGTCGCCACATGAAATCGAAGCATCCGGCCTTCGATTACGAGCCCGAACCTCTCAAATGAGCGACACGGTCCAATTCAAAATGACCCTGGAGATCACGGCCAAAAACCGGGCCGTGCTCACGCCCTTTTGCGTCGATCATCTGAAATCAATCGGCTGGAATGTCGCGCCGGCGCACGCCGAATGGGAATCGAAACGCGCGTTCATGAAGCGGCTCGGGCTCAAGAACCACGACTCAGTTAATCGCGACATCGATCTCTGGATCGCGCGCGGCAATAACCTGGTGCTCCATAGAACCCCGCAGACCGGCAAGCTGATGGAGATCCTCAGCAATTCCGATTTCGACGCCTTCTGTAAACGCCACAAATCACCAACGAAATTCGCAACTCCCCAAAATGGCAGTAGCGGACCAATCCAGAGCAGGCCTTTTCCTGCGCGGACCGTGAAGCGAACGGAAAGTGCCGGGGGAAATAACGAGAAGGCCACGCGGGCTGGCCACCCAAAGCGCTGCAGCGCAGTCCGCACCCTTTCCGAAATCCGCACTCCGCACTCCGTAATCGCACCATGACGAGCATCCTCCCAATCGAAATTTTGGAGTTCCACCGCGCCCTTCTCGACGCGCTCGGCATCGACCATTTCCGGCCCGGCATGGCCGACGTAAACATGTGGAAAGATTTCCTTTTCTTCCTCGATACCCTGAAAGATTCGGCCGGCGGTCCGCTCACCGCCAAAGATATCACGGCCGCCCTGCGCCTGATGCGCCAGGAGAACCGGGACAAACGCGCCGGCTGGTCGCTCCGTTACAGCCGGATCTTGCGCGAGCCGGAGAGTTTTCGTGACCTCGTGTTGCAAGCGCGCAAACAAAAACGCGAGCGCGGTCCGGTCGTCACTGAATCGCGAACGGCCGGCAACGTGTCGATCTTAACCGAGCGCGACCCGGCTGCCGATGAGCCGCCGAAGCAGATCGCTCACGAGCTGCGCAGATGGCGGGAATCGCAGGCATGAGCTTTTCTCCGGGACAACAGGCGCAATTCCGCCCGATGGTCGATGCCGCCTGGCAGGCGCATTGCAAGCAATCCCCAATCCGCAATCCGCAATCCGTAATTGAAAAGCGCCGCTGGTATGAAGAAGAGCTGACCAACGCGACAGCAAAATCGAGCACGATTATGCTCGATAAGAAGCGCGACTTCGAGGATGTGATGGAACATTTCGAGCGCCTGTCCGGCGACGGCATTTACTGGGCGCTGCGAAAATACGGCGCCGACGCTCGCCGGATCATTTACAACCTGCGCGAAGTCTGCCGGGAAAACGACATCGACGAAGATTACATGCGCCAGATCGCGCGCCGGAGCTTACGGCTCGGCCCCGTCGATCCGCTCCCTCAGCTTGAGCAGCTCAGTTACGCCCATCTGCGCATCATTATGGGCGAGCTGAAACGGTTCATCCGTCGCGGCGGCCGCCCCCATGTTCACCAGGAGATGCCATTTTGAAGGCTGCGAAACGCAACCTGTCGATCAGGCGAGTCGGCAAGGGCCGCGGGGTACCTCTTCGCCTGGTGCGGGGAATCGCTCGCAAATATAACCTGAGCGGGAAGTATATACTTAGCGCCACTAGTGGAGTCAAGTATATAATTCCCACCTGAGCCGCCTGGTCATGTGGACCTACGACCGGCAGAAACGGCAGCGGATTCTTTGTTGGGGAAGCAGCGACGGCCCCGCGTTGATTGCCGCCGGGTTCGCCGAGCAACTGGCAAAGCACTTGGACTGGTCGCAGGAAGCTTGCGATTTCGAGCTGTCGTTCGTTCGCCGGCTGAAGCTGAAGATCAAAGATTTGGAGCGCGACTTCGCGCGGATCATCGAACGCGAAGAGAATCCGATCGAGATCGCGCGGGCAGCGCTCAACCTCCCGGAGGACGCATGATCACCGGCGCGCCCGATCGCTCGACGCCGACGAATTCACCGGTTTCGGAGCTGCCTCTTTTCCGGCCATCGCTGGCTGAAGTGTTTGAGCCAGAGCTGAAACGGTTGCTGTCAATCCTGCGCCACGGCCGTTGGCGGACTGCAAAGGAATTGAAGGTACACGGCTTCACCGATCGCGAGCTGCGCGAGCTGGTCGAGAACTCAGACGGCCTGATCTTCAGCTTCCCTGGTTCACCCGGCTACAAGCTATTCGATTTCGTCACCGAGGACGAGTTCGGGCAAGCGGCCGCGTTGAAACATCAGGCCGAGTCGATGCTGCGGCGTTACGCCCGCTACCAGCGCAGGCATCATCGAGGGACCTGACCGTCGCCATGAGTTTCGTGTTTTTCCATTTCCGGCGTTCTCGGCGCCACAAGGTTTCGTTTTTCATACCGGTGCGGCGATGTCAACCGCAGCGGTGGGGTGAAAATCAAACTTGCCACAAAACTGCAAATGTTTTTTCGCGAGGGATGCGCACCATAAATGAATCTTGAGGGACCGAGCGTTCCTGAAGGTCCGGCCGGCCATCAGCTGGCCAGGTGGGAAAAGCCGGCTTCTTAAATATCTGCTGCCGCTGATCCCTCCGCATGTTTGTTACTGTGAGCCTTTCGCCGGTGGATTAGCGGTTCTCCTGGCGAAGCCGCGGTCGAAAGTTGAAGTGATCAATGATATAAACGGCGAGCTGGTCACGTTCTATCGCTGCGTGCGGTTTCACCCGGATGTTTTGCTCACCGAGTTGGAGTTTGTCCTCAATTCCCGCGAGGAATTTCACGATTTCCGCGACCAGCCAGGACTGACGGATATTCAAAGGGCGGCGCGCTGGTTTTTCCGCAACAAGAACTGCTTCGGCGGCGCGAACATGGCTTCGTTCGGCACCGGCGCGACATGCGGCAGCGCTTCGCTCGGCTCGCGGCATTCTCGAATGGAAGCGATCCGCGCGCTAAGCCTGCGGTTGGATCGGGTCGGCATCGAACATGTGTCGTGGGAGAAATGCCTCGATCTTTACGATCGGCCGGCCACGTTCTTTTTCCTTGATCCTCCTTACACTGACTGCAACCCAAACCAGTACAGAGCCTGGACAAATACCGACGTGCAGTTGTTGAAGGCTAATATCGACAGGTTGCGCGGTAGTTGGTTGCTGCCGCTTAACAACACGCCGGCGATCCGGACGATTTTCGCGGGTTGTAGGCTGAAGGCTGTCGAACGGGCGCGCGGGATAGCCAACAAGGGAGGCAAGTCGGCGCGCTATCGCGAGCTGATTATCACTCCGGCAAAATGA